ATTAAGGCCGCGAAAGCGGCCTTTGTGACTTTATACATTCATGATCCCGCGGCTTGCCCACAAAGAGATTACATTTTTATAGAATTGATAGTCCTCTTTTTTTTGCATTGCTGCCGGATCAGATAGGCCTATACTTGCCATCAACCTTTCCCTTTGTATGAAATCTTCGATAGCATGCTCAGGTGTATCACCTTTTGTAGAGCGCCACAAAGTTTCATAAAATTTGGTGGCAATATCCAAATCAATTAGTTTGGAGTTATAAGCAAGGTTGAACATAATTATTCTGAAAGCCATTAACTTAAAATTAAACTCTCCTTTAACGATATCCTCACCACCATATTGCTTTGCAAAAGACAGTGATTTTTTAAACATCTTTAATCCTTGCCCATAATTATCTTGCATGATTCGGTATAGCGTCATTCTTTCATCATTACTTGATTGGTAGGGCTCAAGAAGAATCCTTGAAAGAACAAAGGTTTCAAAGTGCTCATCACTTCGCATAGATAAGGCAAAATCTACAGCCACAAGAGATGATTGATAAACACCTTGATCGTTCATCTCGGTAAGCAGCTTTAGCGTTTCTTTCGAGAATACAGATACGCCAGATTTCTCTAAAAAATTCCCAAACTTACCAAGAATACCCATGATGTTTCCTTATTTCATCTGCTCTTCAACTTTGTTTAATAACGGTGATATCGCCCACAGGTTTTGAAATGGTAGCATTTTACGGACCGCGTGGGTTTGCTGGCTGTCAAATTCTCCGTTCAAAACACCATGCGCCACTGTAGCGGCATCCCCACCGAGATCGAACGTAGGGCCCAGCATTGCACCAATAGCATTGCGGCTCTGGAACCTGGATACCGGCGGCGCCCCAAACATTGCGCCCAGACCAAAGCGGCCACCGCTGACGTTCTCGACAGTATTCAGCGGTTCAGATAACCACCCTATCATGCCGCCCCGGTCAATCCCCTCTTTCACAAGGTTATTCCAACTGTAGTCGATGTCGCGGCCGCTAAGCTTTTGCTTCATCATATAGACCATAGACCCGAGTGCGACAGTACCCAGAGCTCCCAGATAGAATGACGCATCCCCCTGCTGAATACCAGATACCAGAACCCTGTTATGCTGAGCAAAGATAAACGTTTTGAACTGGGTGATCAGTTTCCAGCCCTCTTTACTAAAGAACAGCGGCGTATCGCCCACGCCAGGGGTTACAATCACCGAATCGACATCCTTCAGCACCGCGGCCTGGAATATCTCCCTAACGTGACGATCATCCCACAAGTGGCTATGGCCGGTTAGAAGTCCATCCATATCCTCGCCATGCTTACCGAACTGCTCACCGATACGCCGTAGCATATCCTCATTGATACCGACCTGCGCCATCTTGCGTAATTCGGTTTTGGCGATCTCGCCGCCGCCGGATATCTGCCGAGCCGCATCAAGTATCCTCGACTGCACAATCATTCCTGACCACGATTTAAGCACGCTGTTCCACTGGTTCATCAATGTCCAGTTACCAAACTTTTGCGTCATCCAGTTAAGACCGCGCTCGAATGCAGTGCGTCGGCTGTAGGGATCGGTCAGGTCGGCAATAGCTTTGGTTCGCGTTGAAAGAACGTACTCCAGGCCAACAGACATTTCGCGCAGGTCTTTTGTGGCGATCTTTACGGCATCCATGTTCCTTAGCATGCTGGCCATAGGACCGAGAGATTTACGCAGACCATGCTGCATCATCGGCCGCATCAGATCGGTGGCCGCGGCGACGGTCATGCCGCCAAGCAGGCGAAGGAAGTTAACATTCCTTGCAACCCGCCCGGCCCGAACGAAGAAACTGCGAGGATCCTGTGGGGCGCCGTAGGTGCCTAGAAGGCGGTCGCGCATTGCAGTTATATCCCTGATATCTGCTTCGCGTTGTTTTTCAAGCGCTGCACGTTGTTTAGGCGTTTTCGCCTCTTTGATCAGCCGCGTATATTCTTCGCTAACCTGGCGAATCTGATCCCCCATGTCTTTACGGCCGAATTGCACTGTCAGTTCGATTTCCGGAGCCACCTGCCTGAGGTAGCTTTCCATGATGTAATTGACGTCTGACTCCAGGAAATCCTCTATACGTTCATCGGGAATAAGCAGAGTTCGGCTTTTGGTGAAACCAGCCCGGCCAACGAGTCTCTCTGGGATAATATCGGCAGGAACAAGTCCGGAAGGTGCGCCGATTATTTTATTCACGATCTCGTCAGCAGCGTCCTCTGCTTCCTCTCGGGATAGAGGTTCCATCTGCTTTAGAGCCCGCTCGCGGCTTGCATTCAGCCTTGTGGTTGAATTTGCCCGTTTTTGCAGTCGGCGAAGCTCAGAACGGTATTTCCGTGGGTTATCCAGCAACTCCATATGGCGCTGATAGACCGGAAGTTCTTCTTTAGCCTGAGCTATATCATCAAGCCGTGTTTTAAGATCAGAGCTTTCTTTCATCATTCTGGCCTGAAGTCTTTCTGATGAAGTATCAGCCAATTGTTTTTCTATTCTGGTAAGGCGCGCCTGTGTGTCAGCTTCCTGAGATATGAGCTTATTGCGTTTATCCAGCTCTTCCATGAGTAGGATTTTTTTCCCGGACCATTTCTCGGCTTCGGCGATATCACTCGCCAGGGCCTCAGCGCGCGGCGCTGATTCCTCCGCATTTTTCAGACCTGCATTTATCTTTTCAATTCTCTGCCCGGCTTTATCAGCTCCTTTAGCACTAATACCCTGTATCCAGTTGGCTATCCTCCCCCTGAATTCAGTGCGGTCTGAAAGTATCTTATCGAACTTATAAATACGTGGAAGATAGCTTTGTGCCGTCACAACATCGACATCTTCCGGAAGGATCCCAAGATCCTGCATACGGGCTTTTGTGCTCTCGAAAATAGGTCGAATACTGGCGGCCGCCTGCGCCACTTCAGGAATATCACTCTGATCGCCGCGGCGCATAGCCATGCCCACAGCCTCATTGAAATCTACAAAGTTCATCCTCTTCGCACCGCTGGCGCTGACGGACTTGCTGTACTGCTGATAAGCGTCTCGGGTGGTTTCCATCTGCTTATAGAGCATGGCATCGTATTGCTTAATCTTTGTTTCTGCTGCCGTAAATGTAGCTAGGCCTTCGTCATTTTTGGCAAAGAAATAGTTATTCTCAGCCAGTTGCTGGTTTATCTGTCGGGAAACCAGTGATGGAGACTGAGCCAGCCGGCCAGCAGGAGTGACGCTGAGTGTTTTATTTGCGAGACCAAGCCCGACTAGTTGCTCCTGATCTAGCGTCGTATTGAACACCTGCGCGGCGCCAATGCTCTGCGGAGAGTCCATGCCCCGCAAATTTTCACCGACGGCATTAGCAACAGCGGAGCGCTGAGCGGGCCCTGCAAGAACCTGTGCGCCAGCGCCAAGAATACCGCCAACAAGCGCATCAACCGCTACGTTTGAAATGCTCTCCATCGCCGATCTTGTTTCCTGCGTCGCCTGCAATGACGCTTCTGAAGCAACTCCGCCTGCAGCGTTAGCTAAGGCAAAGCGCCCTGCTGTTTCTGCGATGCTCCCGCCGCGGGCCACGGCTCCAGCAGGAATGAACATCGCAGCGACGTTAACTGGATCAATCATTCCCATTGCCAGACTTGAAATTGTTCCTGCGCCTCCGACCTCGGATAGATATTCCCTGTCCGCCTTCTGCTGATCTATGCGGTGCTTAATAGCAAGGGTTTCCTCTGGCGATCCGGAGTTGATAAATGAATCAGCAAAGTCTTCATAGCCTTTAATATCTGCGGCATCATTATCAAACGGGTTATAGCCGTCAACTCGGTCAAACTGACTAAATGGAGCACTGGCAATAAAGCTACCCAGGGAGTTATCTATGCGGAAAGCCGCTTGCCTGGATTTCTGCACACGCTGATCGCTGGTAAATGGGTTTACAGCGGAAAGTAAAGAAGGCGTTTCCATATAGAAATCGCTGTCATCTGGCGCGGCTATCTGCTGAATGTCCTCGCCAAGCAACTCTTTCGGATCCTGTTCATACGTCGGCATTATTTGCCCCCTGCGTAAATGTTGCTAGGAAGGTTATTGGCTGAACCATAGCCGAATGGCTTGGTCAGATCTGGCGGCGTATAGCCTTCATTGTTACTGAACTGCGGTAATGGATTTCCTTCTCGCTTCACTCGCGCCTCATCGACTCGCTGCTGCTGGAACTGCATGGTTTGCCTGTACATCGGAGATGTCTGCTGATCTGGTTTGAAGCGAACGGGAAGCCCATTCTCACCATAATACGGACGGACATCATCGTAACCGTCCTGATTTTTCTGTCTCACCATGACCGCATAGCTTTTATCTCTTGGCGTGACACCATCAGGAACGATAACCAAATCAGTATCACTACGAGCACCACCAAAAGCTTTAGCTTTAAGCTCGTTTTTCTCCTGATACCATTGACCTTCTATCCAGTTACCGGATCCACTGTTCACCCCATAAAGCGCTTCTGGGGCATATTTCATAACCTCTGCACTACCATTAATAGTAGAAACTCCCCATGTGGTTCTGATCATGGCGTTGGTCATTTTCTCAGCCTGGTCTGCATCGCCGCCAGTCTGTGCAAAGTTTGCATCGTAAATTGTCTGGTAATCACGTTGATAGGCCGCATTTGATTTTCCGGGATCGGTAATATCCGGAGACCACGAACCAAAGGAGGTCAGGCTGCTGGCGTTATTTTGTGCAGCGGTTGTCCGTGCTGCGACATATTTTTTGTCTCGCATGGCTGTAGAAAGCATCTGCTTCATCCGGTCATCCTGCTGGAATACCTGGCTGTATGCCATATCAACAGCCTTATCCTCCGGAACTCCAGCGCGGGAATAATCGTAAACCTTCCCATAAAATGCCATCGTTCCCTTATCAAGGGTTGCCGCGGCCGCCGGGTTATTATCGAATAACTGGCCGTAGAATTTTGCCATAGGAACAACCAGTGCAGGATCTCTTGAGGTTGCTCCGCTGTTAAGCATAGTTTTGACCTGCGTTGGTATCATGCCGCTTTTAGTTGTGACGGTGGCCAGCGCATTGATGCTCTGCGGATCAGATATCGAAAACGAAGGCGCAATATCCTGAGCAAAGTAATGGTCCACGGCTGCCTGGTTATTTTTGTCGTTAGGATCTAAGGGGAAGTTATTTTGCAAGGATGAAACTAAGCGGTTGCGCCCCTGTTGTGCCTGCCACTCTGTATCCATTTGCTTAAATTTGCTCTGCATTTTCTCCCATCGTTGCTGGTTAGCTGCAAAGCCAGGAGCATTTGGATCCTGTGGGCGAAGTCGCTCAAGAATGTCCTGTCGTCCTTCAGGGGTAAGGTCCTTAGCTGCACCAATTACGCCGCCATATTGTATCTGCGCCTGCATATCTTGCCATTTCAACGCCCCAACGCGAGGGCCATTAGCCCGGATAAAATCAGCCTCAGAAGGTAATTGAGCCGGTCTAAGCCCCTCATCAAGAGCTGAATATGCATCCTTCACTACAGAGCTAAGTTGTTCAGCATACTGCTGACGGTACTGGTTATTAAGCTCGTTAGCCTGCCTCAATGCCTGCATTTGCATTTGAGGGCTCATAGCATCAAAAGCGGCATTTCCCGTATAGCGCTTTGGTGAATCAAGGTTAGTTAACCCGAGCGCAGCCGACACGCCAGTTTCAAGCTGGTCAGCACTGTATGGGACACTGCCATTTTCATGCTTAACAATACCGGCACACAAAGCTGCAAGGGTTTTAGGGTTGGACACATCAAGCGGGTCATTAGCTCCCACACCAAGAGCGCTGCACAGCGCCTTTATATAAGCATCGGTGTTATTGCCATCGCTGGCCGGCGCCCAACGATTAACGATCTCGCTCACGGTGTCGTATCCCTGGCGCTGGTACGACAGCAGGTTTTTACCCAGCGCGCGGATCCCATGCTCGGGCGTCGCAAAAGTAGCAAAACGGCCATCACTCCCCGTCTGCCCCTCCCAGGGGTTTGAACCTGCTTCAATATTACCGGGGTTGTTATTCCTCAGGCCCCTGGCTGCGCCAGAGTTACCGTGAGCCACAACGCGGCCAACACCATTTAGATCGCCTGGCTCGCCATTGATTTGAAGAAGGTCACTGTATTTTTGTGCCAGATCACCTAACCATGCCTGCTGACCCATTTGCTCTTTGATCTGCGTTTTCTGCTGAACTCGCCATTCTTCAGACTTGCCATGAACATCGGCATACTGATCTGTTGCATCAAAGCGCTGCTTTACTAGTCCAAAAAATGCCGGGTTATCGTTATACAAACCTGTAGATTGAGTTACCGCCAGCGAGTTTCCAGAGGTAAATGCCTCATCCTGAAATTGCTGGAACTGGCCAACCTCATACCGGCGGGCCTGGTTGTGAAATGACTGCATTGACTGCTGCAACTGAAAGGATAACTGCTGGCGGGCTTCGCCATCCGGCACGGTACCCAGCAAGTCCTGAGCTTTCTGCTGCATGTTCTGCATGACGACATCGCTTTGCCCGAGCGCAGCCTTTCCCTGCTTCGTTATCAGACCATTGTCAGGGTTGTTGAACTGGTCATCACCGAACTGATTAAACTGCAGCAGGGCATCCTGGCTAAGCGCTACATCAGCCTTGCGCTTTGCATCAGCCATCATATTGATCGACGTATCAGCAGCCTGCTGGATGCCCTGCACCAGCGGATTCTCCGGGACACGAAGATTACTCGTCATCACCGGCGCGGTTTGCGTCTGGCTCTGGCGTTGATATTGCGGAACGGTTGGCATAGTCAGCTCCTTTTACTTAGCGGAAAGCGGATTCCAGGTACCGCCCAGCGTCTTGTATGCATTAAGACCGGTCAGCGTGGAGTTGAGCAGCGTTGAACCTGCGCCAAGCATTCCGGACTGCTTATCAATTTTCCCTTGCGCGCGGCTGGTATCAGCCTGGAACTGCAACCCGGCGGCCTGTCGCTGGCCGTTGTTGATGGTGGTCAGCGCGTCGAGCGTTCCCTGCTGCATGGTTTCAGTTGTCAGGTCCAATGCGTTACCGCTCGTCAGGTCGGCGCCGTTAGCAGCCAGTGCATTGGTTTGCTGTCCGGCAACCCGCCGGGCCTGCTGCCGCTGCTGGTATGCCTGGTCATTAGCTGTGTTGATAGTGTCGCGGGCGGCCTGCTCCTGAGCGTCGGCGTTAGCGTTCGCCAGCGCGGCATTAGCGCGGCCTGTCTGAATCTGACTGTAAGCGCTGAGACCGCCGGAGACGGCGGAAACTGCCAGCGCTGCGGTACCGACATCACACATGGTCGATCTCCTTCGTAAAGTGGTGAAATGGCATGCCCTTTAATCCGTATGGCTCAGGATCTGCCAGGGTGAAGCCCATCCAGTGAAGCCAGGATTTTGCTGCGTGGTTACGCGCATCGACGTAATTTTCAAGCACGCGATATCCGCGTGACATGTCACGAAGAACCGGTTGGCAATGGCGGAGGAATGTCAGTGGCTGATGCTCAATGTGGTCGGTGCTAACCAGCCACGGAATACCGCGCCCGGTGATGATCGATGCCGGAGATATACCGAAGATGGTTATCACCTGGCCGTTAATCATTCCTGCAGCGGCTACCGAAGCGCTTTTCATGGCGCGAGTGATGACTTCCTCCGGAGTCATCCCGGCAGCAGCCATAAACTCATCGTGGTCTGCCTGGCGGACATGCGGGAGAATGGCGCAGATATGCTCGTCAGTAACGCTGACTATCTCAACTTTCCGCATATCAGCCCCCTACCGTTACGCGCGGTATAATGGCCAGAATGCCAAGCGGCAGCGGATCGGAATGGCTAATTACAACCCGCCCGTTACGCTCCCAGTTTGCATCGAGGTTCATATCGATGATGCCCGTCTTTAGCCCTACCGGGTCGTCGTAGAATTCCCACTCACGCTGGGTATACTCCAGTAAGTGAGCATCATCTGTTCCGGCCCAAACCGAGCGCCCGCTGTTGAGCATTACGCAAAGCTGATTGATGAGTTTGGTCTTATCCAACAGCGTTGACTGCCCTGCAACGTTCACGTCCAGCGTTTCGATAACCGCGGCTACCGGCAAACCGATATGCACCACTGACGAGTGGTTTTCGATCGTCACTTCGCCGCCTGATACAACCTGCTGAGGTTCAACGTTACCGTCGGCAAGAATGCTAACCGTCTGCCCCTCGAGGTGAGACAGTCCCGCAAATATCCGACGTGCTATTGACCATGTTGATTGCGCAGTGTTGCGCAGCGCTGTCGGCACATCACGGTTTGCTAATACGGTAGCCACTGTTGATGAGATAACACCAGCAATGCTTAAACGCATCGACTTGCTGACACCGCCTTCGGTGTAGGGAATATGGATCTCGTAATCAGTGCTCGATGAGTCGAAGATTGCAGAGCTGCACGTTAGCGTGAATTCATCCTGGTAGGTCCAGCCCCCGGCGGAACTGATCGTCATTGTGCGTGAATAGTCGGTGTTTTCTCCACTGTAAGACAGGCCAGAATCCACGAAAAATGCATCCTGCTGTTCTGTAAACTGCCTGGTGTTCAGTCGCTCAACATAACGAACTGTCGATCCATTCACCGTACGGCGAATAAGCGCATAGACTGCATCTTCCTGCCCTTCGCTAATACTGCAGATCGATTCGACATAGCCATTAGTCATTGGGTGAGGATGCCAGGCATATACCTGCTGCTCGCGGAGATAAGTAAGGCCAAGCAGCATGCCGTCACTCCTCGCACACCATGCAACGCTGAACGGCTGTACAGATAAGGCCCAGTCCCTGATGCTGTAACCGTTAAACAGATGGCTGGCAAGGAGGGTCAGATCACTGGATTGATAGCTGTCCTGGTCGAATGAGTAAAACAGGTCGCGGATGATGGAGCCCTTCTGCTGAACGTACAGTGCAACGCTGCCAACGTTGATTGGTGCCAGATCGCTGCTACCGTTGAACGACTGACCGGACATCGCAAAGCCACCGGTTCCCGTCAGGTTGCCGTTGCTGTCGCCTGTCACCTTGAACTCTCCGCCGCTGGTCAGCACGATAAGCTGACCGACATCGAGAAGGTGCAGGATTTTGTTCAGCTGGCGACCGGCGTAGTTATAGGTGATCGCATCGTCGTCAACCTTCGGGTTGCTGCGATAGAAGTTGTGATAATCACCGGTACGGCTACACCATATAGTTTGAGGAAATGCCCGGCTGCCGCCGAAAATCAGCCTCTGCTGGTAATAGGTAACTGTACCCGGGTAGCCGTCTGTATCGTTCCAGGCATAATGCGCCCATTTGTAAGTGGCGAAGGTGCTACCTACCACTTGCGCTGGCAGCTCGATCTCACCATCCTGACGTGGCACAACGTCGGCTGTTGCAGTTAGTCCATCTCCGGCGACGGCGGTAATACGGCACACGCCAAAACCACTATGCAAATAGCGCCACAGCACACCGTTACGGCCACCAAGACCCCAGCCATCCCAGGAATCTCCCGTTGTATGGGTAGGAGCAACAGTGCCGGTTGTGCCATTAGAACCGCCGTCAACACAGCGATAAAAGTTCTCCTGATATCGGCACTCGTCACCGATCCCGATGTCTTTATCGGTTTCCCACCGACCAACACTATCTACCGCTTTCTGTTCCATGTAGAACAGTTTTCCCACGTGCTGGCTTTTGAAAATCGGGCTGCTGGCAGTCAACGTTACGGATCCAGTTCGGCCTGAGGCGTACACCGTTACCGAGTCGTCTGTGTTCAGGTCCTGGAATGGCCCGCTGGTTGTTGTCACTGCGGCGGTGCGCCAGTCAGCCTCTCCGTAACGGCGGATCTCAAGCGGCGGATAATCGTTGTGGCACACCGTCATCACATCGGCAGACTGCGTAAATTTCAGCTCAGAGATGACGCTAACCGGCCATGGGGTAGCAACTTCAACAGGGCTGCCGCCGTCCGTAACCAGCGCTCCGTTAGACCAGACACGGAAATAGTGATCACCGAGCTCGAGCGCATAGGTTTGCGATACACTGAACTGGAACGGTATTAGCCGGCAGTAACGGTCTGCATATTTCGCGCTCCCCAGGAACCGGAAACCGGGACGATTTTCAATGCCGCCTGACTGCCGGACGATGAAATTGCGGCAGCGGCGCAATGACGTCTGGTATTTTTCAAGATCGATTCGACCATACAGTGAAGGCGATATCTCGCCGCCGGCAAGCGACGGCTGCACCAGTGAATAGGCCATCAGCAGATCCTCGCACTGGCAAGGTCAGACATCGCCTGCTGCGGTTCATGCGCCTCATCAAGAGAGCGTTGCATGGCCGCCGTAAGCACCTGCTGATAATTGGCCATTGCCTGCTGACCGAGACTGGCATTTGCCGCGATCGGCATGGCTATCTCTGCCGCCATACGCCACGAAAGAGCATCAGCGAACAAGGCATCAAACATCGTCGGGTCAGTGATGCTTTTCACGTATAGCAGTACCGCCTGAGACTCATTGGTATGAATGACGCGGCCAGTGCCATCTTCATTGCTGCCAACTTCAAAAACAGGCTTATCCTGCAGAATGATATGAGACCCAGTGAACCACTTCGGTAATATGGCAGCTATGCGCGCGCAGTCGGTCGGGTACTGATACCGGAACAACCATCCCGGCGCAGGGTCGCCAAGGTCGGCCAGGACAACGCGCGACATGGCAAAGTTCCAGTCGTTGTCTGCCAGAACTGCGTCGCGCATGGACTCGTAAAACAGGTTGCAGATATATGCCTCTTTGGTCTTTTCGGTGAGGCTGTTAATCGTCCGGCTGTTGCCTATACGTGCCAGCGCGATATTACAGATATTGATCACTGATGCCATATCATCCACCAACTAAAAAGGGGCTTTCGCCCCTTTGGTTATGAGGGCTTACACCCCGAGTTCTTTTCGCCTTTCGGCGATCTTCGCCTTCAGAGTTTCCGCTTTGGTATTGAAATGCGGCGCTTCGCCGAACATTTCTTCATACTGTTTGCGCAAATCATCAAGCTCGGTTAACTCTTCTGCACTGACCGGAATAATCTTTTCGCTCAGGCTGGCATCAACGGAAACCAGATTACTTCCCGGCTCACCGTCGTAGGTAACGATGTCACCCGGCTCATGCAGGCGGCCATTGATGAATGACCGCTTAGCGACTTTGTACTCAGGCATTGGTTTGCACGCCTCCGGTGATACCCGCAGTGACTTTGCCAGTGGTCGGCGCAGTACCAGTCACCGTATAGTTCAGACGGATGTAGCGTTCCATCTTCATCGGCAACGTGATAACCGGAGACTTATAGCCCAGCACCAGAGACGCCAGAGGGATCGTCATGGACAGCACGTCCGCAGCGGAACTGAATGCAGAGTTGTCATCGGTTTGCACCGTCACAGTCAGGCTGGTCAGGTTGTTGAAACCTTCAACCACCTGGATAAGCAGCGGGATATCGCCATATTTACCGACATCTTTATTGCTGCCGGTATCAATGACGTTGGTCGAAGCAGCCGTGGCCGTAATGGCCTGAGCTGCGGAAAAAAGCGCTTGCTGGTCGAGCAGCATGATCCCCCCTTACGCCGTTACGGCTGATTCAGTATTCAGGATGGCGTCAGCGCGACGGACCGGAATACCCAGGAAAGAAACGATTTTCTTACCGGCATATTCGTCGATCGTCAGGTTAACGTTTTTCGCATTCATAGCCTGCTTGTGCAGCCAGGCATGGATGGTCTTGTTGCAGTAGATGACCTCTTTGCCATCGCCCAGCATTGCTACATCACGCGCGTAGTACGCATCGACCATCATGCTGATGAGGTCGGCGCCGGTTGCAGCATCTTTGGTCAACGTGGTGACATCGATGTTGCAGATGCGCGAGATCGAACGCCAGTCACGGACTGACAGGCCGAGATGCCATTTGAACTCATCACGGTAAGCCAGGAACTGACCGCCGTTCGCATCGCTGACCAGGTCATTACCCAGATCCTGATGCTGGAACCCGGCGACCATACCTTCCGGATAGATCATGTGCGCGGTGTTCTCACCCCAGGACATGAACCAGATGGAGGTATTGGTAGAACCACTACCACCGGCGCTGAATACGTTCTCCGCGCTGGCCGCTTTGGAAGTGCTCAGAGTGTTGAAGCGCGGAGCCAGGCCCATGAACGCTTCCGGCTCAGCATCGGTATTGCCGTAGAAGGTGTAGCGGGAAACCTTGTTGTTAAAGCCCTGCAGCTTGCCCATGTTCTCGGACACGCGGAACGAGTCCGCATTACCGGAGCGATCGGCCAGGTCTTTATCCACAAAGCCAAGGTCGTACAGCATACCGGTAGTGTCAGTCACCGGAACGGTCTGGGTTTTGGTAGGCTGCACGCCCTGGTTGTAACGGCGCCACACCGGCTCGGGGATACCGGCACGGATGGTGGTTTTGTGTTTGGAACCGTCGTTACACGGCACGTAAATCGCATCGGTAATGACATCGTTGCTTTTCGCCAGTTGCTCGACGATTTTAGCGATCCGCCCGTTCTTGTCGGTACGGCTGTACACGTCAAGAAGAGAAGGCAGCGTCTGACCAATTAAAGCCATGATTACACCTCACTATTTTTTGCTTGGATAAAACGCTTCGACCAGATCGTTTTTCGGCGATCCGTTACCCTGGCCAGTGACGAAACTGTCTTCACTCATCAACTTGCCTACCTTTGCGAACGCCCGAACCATTTCCGGGTGGTTACCCAGGCCGGTAGAGTCAAGGAATTCGCGGAACTCTTTCGATGCGAAGGTATCCAGCGCCTTCTGCGCGTGCCCTACGGATACCGTTAATTTGTCGCCACCGATTTCTTTGTCAGCCTTCGTGTCAGCTGCCCACTGTTCAACCTGCTGCCCCCACGACTCAGCCTGGCGGTTCTGGATTTGCTCCTGCAGTTGTGGCCACAGTCCAGCCAACTTCTGCGCCTGGTCATTAGAAAGACCAAGCTCGCGCGCCACGGGCTCAAACAACTCAACAGCTTTTGAGTCCAGCTCAGTGCCTTCAGGTGCCGTTAGTTCATATTTTTCTGGAACCGATGGCTCAGCAGAAGGAGTTGGCTTATCGCCAGTCGGCTCAGGTTTACCTCCATCAGCTGGCGAAGGTTCTGGATCTGCTGCTGGTTGTTGCGCTGCTTCAGATTGCTCAGCCGCAGGAGCCGGGGATGGTTCGGATGCTGCTGGAGCTGCTCCACCATCAGCAGGCTGCTCATTGCACAAACGCCGATACATCAGACGCTCAAATAAATTCATCGCTATTCCTCGCTGGCCTCTTTGGCCATTGCCAGATACTGATCGGGACACGCCTCCATCACGTCGGAAAAGACTTTCAGTCCCGTGTTACGTTTTCCTTCGGCGAAGGCTGCCGAGAGTGCCTCACCGGTATAAGTCGTACGCCACACTCCAGCCTGCTCAATCAGGCGCCAGATGAAACGGCGGCCGTGTTCTGTCTCGCAGATAAGGCGCAGGTCATTAAGTTCGTTCTCGCGCCGTAACTGCTGCCTTTTGAGCTCATCTGCTGCCAGTTCTTCACGCTCTTCTTCGCTCAGGTAATCAGTCATTGCGTCACCGCCGGCTGCTGAGCAGCATCAGAGAGGGTTTTTAACAGGCTAGGGTCAGCGGTGTTGGTATCGCTCAGGGTCTTAGCGGTTGCGCCAGCTTGCTGGGCCATAGCCATCATCTGCTGCTGTTGCTGCTGCTGAGCGCGCTGCTCGCGCGTAGCTTGCACCTCATCATCAGAGTTAACGATCGTGGCCGGGACGCCGAGCATATTTCCGTACTCGTCAATCGTCTGGTCGATATTGAGTTTGTCGAGCGCCGCAGGATTGGCTTTTGCAAGATTCCCAACAAAGCCAACAAAGCGCTCAACGCTGCTGATCCCTATGGATTTTTGGGCCTGTGCCAAAATGGATACATATTCAACTTTCAGAGGAGTGCCCTGCAGTTCTTCCGGTGGCTCAGGAAATAGGTTGCGGCGCGCCATGATGTTGAATGTGCGATCAACGAAAGGATCAAGGAATTCATCATTAAGTCGCTCCAGTACTGGACCAAGCTGCAGGAGCTTCTCATCCTGCATTGCAGCCACAGCTTCCACTGGCATGCTCCTGGTGTTGATGGTGCTGAACAGGTTAAACAGGTCAGAGAAGAAGCAGGCTTCAATCATTTGGCGGTCATCAGCAATGCTGCCGAGCATGTCATTAAGCTGAGGGCTGACGGCGTAAGCCGGACGCACTAGCTTGGTAGCATCAACCTCATCAACATAAGTAACGCCGCCAGGGGCAAGGTTGATCAGCTTATTTTTAAGACCTGTCGGGGCAACCATTGGCGGGTTAACAAGCTTATCGATCGCGTTAGCTTTGCGAATTTGCTCCAGCTGCAGCGCCTTACCAGTACCGAGCGCCATCATTCCCGGGCAGTTACTCCCGTAAACATCTTCCCCGTTAATCTCCCAGCGCGGTGAAAGGATCGGCGGCTCATCAAAACCAGCCTCACGAAGGAGCTTGTCACCGTCTCCGGACAACTCGAAATACACCGATTTGAATGCCTTGTTGCGGGAGTTCAGCTTGCCATTCACACGATCGATATTGGGCTCTGTCAGATGGACCACATCGAACCATGCTTCATAGTTCGCGTTATCCCAGGCGCCGCGCACGGCGTTACTGACGTTGTCCAGGCCAAACTGCATAACAATCTGGCGGGCAGTCATGGAGAAAACGCGATACGTGGTATCGACTGACAAACGATGCGAGTTTGACAGGTAGTAACTTCCGATCGGCAGAGGATGAGTACGAATCACATCTTCGTCGTCTTCGAGAACCGCCATAGCCGCGGTACCAAAAACACCAAGGTGCCGGTAGATAATCGGCAGGGACTGGTAGACGTTAGAGCGGTTCATGACGTCGTTCATCCTGGTCATGACCACATCAAGCCAGCGTTTTACCGGTCCATATTGCATCATCTCCGGATCCGGCGTTGCCAGCTTAAACCATGGGCGGGTTGGGCTGGTGATACCTGACAGCATGCCTGATTGCAGAGTGCGGGCAGCTTTAGAGGCGGTAGGGTCAACGATGCGGGTATTACGCTTGCTGCCGTTGTTTCTCTCCGTCGTAAGAAAGCGCGTGCTGCGCGGATCGATAAATTCCGCCAGTTCGCGCCAGTGCTCCTCAAAGCTGGTGCGCTCATTTTTGAGCTGCCCCAGGTGTTTGAGGTAATGCTGTTTCGGAGAGAGTTCGGCCATGGATTACGCCCCGAGCAGGGTCTTACCCTGAGTGCCGCCAGAAGGCTGCGTTACACCCTGGCTCGACGTCAGGATTGTTGATTTCTGCCCGCCCGCTGCGGCACGGCGACGACGATCGCTATCAGCGGCGTTCTGTACAGCAGAATCGGAAACCTGCGGCGCCGCCTGAACCTGCGGAGAACTCACTTTCGGCTTGCTGATGCACATTTTGCTGCGCTCCATACGCGTTTAAATTATTACCAATTTAACCACATATGATTTATTTGTCGTAGTGTATTGACCTTTTGACGATAAATTATTACCTTTTTGGTAAACACAACATGAAAGCGCACCCCATTCCCTTCCATTGGTGGCTTTGTCGTTACTCAGATGGCGGAGTGCGCTTCCAGGTGTGAAAGCATCCGGCGTATGGCACATGCGCCGATAGCGGTCCGGGGGCTCCTTGGTACATGGCCCAGCGGGTAGCCGGAATGTGCAAGCCATGCCCTGCATGCACGACAGCGACTCACCATCGTGGCGGTACGGTGTGACACCTCGGAAGAGACGAGGATGCAACGATGAGAGCATTGGCGGAAGCAACGCCTCCCTCGCCGGGTGGTCCACTGTGGTAATCAGTGCTCTCTTCGTTGTGGCATTAGCTCAGTCGGATAGAGCAACCGCCTTCTAAGCGGTTGGTCGCAGGTTCGAATCCTGCATGCTGCACCAGAATCACGCCTCAGGACCGTGATACCCGAAGTTCCAGAGCAAGTTTGGCGGTGGCAGTTATTCCCTTTCTGACCACCGCCCTTTTTACAGCAGGACGCCATTGCGATGACTTCATGCTGTAAACCCTGTGACACCCAGCCAAGGACGGAACTTTCCATCATCCCTGTTTCGCCCGGTTCGTCCGGGCATTTTTTTAGAGAGGAAATCATGACCCAGCACATAGGTGTAAAATTAATCAACGCATTTCCCATGACTCGCCAGGCATACAACGATTTTCGTGGATGGCAACTTCCTGCCGATGAGAACGGCTCTGATGATGGCTATCTTGTTGAATATCTGGACGGCGGAAAACCTAACACCGATCGCTTTGATGGCTACGTTAGCTGGAGTCCGAAAGAGGTATTCGAAAAGGCTTACCGTCCGGTATCAGGGTTAAGTTTTGGCATTGCCATTGAAGCGCTCAGGCAGGGTAAAAAAGTTGCCCGCGCTGGCTGGAACGGTAAGGGGATGTGGTTGGCATACGTTAAGCCGTACACTGAAGCAGTTCACACTGGCAGTACACCTTGCTTTTGCAGTCGCGTCTTTGAGTTGCCGGAAGGTGCGCAGGGAGACCCGAAACGCGCTCCGGAACAACTGCCATATATCGCCATGAAAACAGCGGACGAAAAATTAGTGCCGTGGCTGGCTAGTCAGACCGATGTTCTGGCCGAAGACTGGCAAATCGTTTAACACCGTAACATGTCGCAATCAGCCCGCCGATGTGCGGGCTTTTTCATGCCCACGGGTCGTACTCGCTGATCACGTTGGGCTGCTTGCCGCCGGCAGCAGGGAAATCTGAACGCTTCGCCACTGGATAGGCGAACGTCAGAAGCAGCGCATCGCCCTTGCCAGGAGACCGGCCCAAACGCTCTTTGATATCCTCTTTCGGCTCCATGACGATCTTACCGTCCACCCTCACCTTGTACTCTGCTGCGGACAGGTCGTCCGCAGTCTCCTGGTCGTCAATCGCGCCGCCGAGCTTGAGCCACGTCTTGCAGGCGTTGAACATCTCGCCGCGCTTATTCAGCATCTGAGGATCTGCCGATGCGCCGCCGAACGGTACAAGCTGCCAGGTACGGCCCCAGCCGTCACCGATTGACTTCAGCCCGGTGCCGTATCCGAAGTCGATAAACACCGCGTCAGCCTGGTACTGGTCCTCAAAGTCAGCGATACGCTTAGCCATAATCAGATCGTCAGTGGTCTTGTTGCCGGTCCACAGCACTTTGCTGTGCAGCCCCTGGCGGAGATAAATCACCGCGTCATCCACGCCGGAATATGCCGGGTCGACGCCGATTATCCGCGGGGCGTGCGCCACCTGCGCAGCGGTCACAACGCGCTTCATCGCCTCGTCTGTCAGACCGGTAGGGATGAACTGCAGCTCTGACGCATCAGGGAAGATCCCGCGCACGCGGACCTTCACGAAATCGCTGTCCTCGCCGTAGTCATCGACCCACTTTTGCAGCTGCTGCTTGTTGGTGCCTTCGACGGTGCGGCTGTCGATTTGCGCGCATTTCCAGCGGTGCTTGTATTTGCGGAAGCACTCTCGGAATCGCCCGGTGTTACGCGTCGGGTTACCGAACGCCACCCAGATAATTTCGGTGTCCTCGTCCGTCAGCGCGCCCTCGGCAACCTCCCAGACCAGATCCGCGATGTTGGATGCTTCGTCGAACACCACAACGATGCGCTTACGCTCGTTGTGCAGGCCTGCAAACGCCTCGGTGTTGTGCTCAGACCAGGGAATAGCATCGGCGCGCCAGCGTTTGTCGTGGCCCGGATCGTTGCTGTACATCGCGGTGGCGGTGCAGGTGAACCACTCTTTCGTGATAGCCAGGTTCGACCATTTGATGATTTCCGGCCAGGTCTTCGTGCGCAGCTGGTTATCGGTGTTAGCGGTCACCACCACCTTGCAATCTTCACAGGTGGACATGGCCCAGTTAATCAGCATGGAGATAAACGCAGATTTTCCGATGCCGTGGCCGGATGCGCGGGACAGCATCAGCGGCTGGTGACGTGTCGCGGGATTCTGCAGGTGCTCGCCTATTTCGCGGAATGCGTCAGCCTGCCACTGGCGCGGACCAGTGGCGTGCGCCAGTTCTGTGCCATCCTCGCCCCACGGAAACGCATACAGCGCATAGCCCAGCGGGTCATGGGTGAAGCTGGCGATATCGTCGATCAGCTGTTCTTCCGGGGATAAAGCGGCGTCTGTCACTGGTCACCACCCTGGCGCTCTTTCAGGCGGCGCCGGGCGGCGGCCATGCGGTCAGCAATGGTGACATTCACGTTAACTTCCATGCGCTCTTTGAATGCCATCACATCAACGTGCTTACCAATCAGCTCGAGGTTCTTCACCTTGTCTGGCCATTTTATTTTTTTGAGGATAGTCTCGATCGTGGTCTCATCCATGTTCATGATGGTTGAGGACAGATCGAAACCGCTGAGCGTGGTGCGCCAGATTTTCGGCCACTCGCGGATAGGCTTCAGGCCGCCGTCATCATTCAGGATATCCAGCACGTCCATCTGGTCTATTTCCACCAGGCGCAGCAGCACGTAATCGGCGCTGACGCGCAGGCGCTTGTTGCGCTCCTCCATCAGCTCAGCGATTCGTTTTTGGATACGCTCATCACGCATCATAGTGCTGGCTTTGACGTGGGCAGACTTTGGGGAGAACCCGGCATTGATGGCCGCCTGCGTCTGATTTTCAGGGCATTTCACATACTCCTGGGCGTAGGCTTCCTGCATCACCGTCAACGGTTTGTATTGAGTTGATTTGCGCTTCGGATCCTTTGGCATGGTAAACACCCCGAAAATAATTACCTTTTAGGTAATAGTAACACGCAAAACAAAGCCGCCATAGTCGGCGGCCGCGGTCATTCCAGTTTAAATTCATCCTCTAACTCATGAGATCGGGCGGCGACATGGTCGTATAGCACGACGTACTCAACGCAGCTTGATAGGGGCATTGGCCGCTCAAACTCAAGCCAGAAGCAGTCGGCATAAGCTCGACCAAACCAGTACCCGCCGCCGAACTCCTTACCACGCTGGATCATCATCCATCGGCCATCAGGTACAGCGTCGATAAAATCCCCGCGGTAAACGACAGTATAATTACGGTCTTTGCCACCCATGATCTTCACCCCTAAAATACTGTATATTTAAACAGT